GAACTACGCCGCCCGAGCGCAACCCGCCCCTGGGCGAGGAGGCCGCCAAGACGTACGTGACGAAAGGCGAGCTGGAGCGCTGCCAGGGAGTGTGCCGCAAGGACATCATCGACCTCCGCGCCAAGATCGACGCGAACGACGAGCACGCCGAGAAGCGCTCGATCTCCACACACCGCCGCATCGACGAGCTGCTCATCTGCCAGCAGAAGACCAACAAGGGACTCGGCATGCTGATCGGCATCATGGTCGGCAAAGGCATCGCGCCCTCATCCATGGCCAGCGTAACCCTCAACGAGGAGGCATAACCCCCATGCTCACCGACGCCAAACGCAACCTCTACCGGCTCGCCCTGCTCCGCACGCTGAACAACTACGGCGGCGTCGAGGCGCAGCAGCAGCAGCTTGTTGTGGATCTCCAAATCTCCGACATCCCCGACGCCACGACCGAGCACACCGCCGACGCGCTACAGGAAATGCTCGATAACGACTACGCCGCCAAGCGCAAGGACTTCTGCCGCGGCTGGCTCTGGAGCATCACGCCCGCAGGCCACAAGGCCGCCGTCGCGCTCGCCCTCGAAAACTGAAAACGCAAAAGCGCACGCGGCGTGCACTTTCGCAAAAACCGAATTCTTCAACAACGCGAGAAATGAAAATACGCTCCGACAGCCTGTACGCGCAACTCACCCGGTTAGGGTCGCTGGACGACTTCTTCGGCTTCGTGGCCGCAGACGCGCCCGGCTATGACGCGCTGCATACATGGCTGTCGGAGCGGGGCCTCCGCTCAAGCAACGGAGCGCTGCACAACATCATCACGCACCACATGGGCACGTGGCGCATCAACAAGGCCGTCCAGGCCGCCGACGAGGCGGTCGTGGATCTGCCCGCCAACGTCGACGCCACCATCCGCAACCGCCTGCACGGCCTGCGCCTCGACCTCGCACTGCGCGACCTCTCCGAAAAGACCGCCGTCTCCCTCCTCAAGCTGGATCTCGCCGAGCGCGAGCTGGCCTCCAAGAACCAGAGCGCCCGCGACGCTGGCGTTCAGGAACTCATTGACCAGGCTAAGGGCAACCCCGCCGCCGAGGCCGCGCTGGCCGCCTTCCTCTCCGCCCTCGACACAGCCGCGAAGGCGAGCGCAGCGAGTCAAGAGGCGGTGCCCGCATGAAGAAGTCCCTCTCCACCCTCGCCCGCATCCGCGCCGCCGTCGCCCCCCAGGCGAAGCCCGTCAACGTTCCCCTGGTCAAGTCCCTGCGCGACTTCCAGCGCGACCAGTGCTCCGTCAAGGTCGGCTCGGTCTATGTCCCGTACGACATGATCGGACGCCCGGCCCTGGAGCTGGCCACCACGTGGGTAGACGAGATCCTCAACTCGGGCCGCTCCGACTGCCGCATCAAGATCAAGGGCGGCGCTCAGTGGGGCAAGACCGTCTGGGCGCTCAACACCTACGCCTATCTGCTCGGCGTCAAGTTCCTCGGCGTCGGCTACTACCTGCCCGACCAGGCGCTCGTCGACGGCATCGTCGATACCAAGTTCAGGCCCGACGTGGTCAACAAGATCTCTTGGTTCGCGCAGCTCCTGAGCATCGGCAAGACGATCAACAAGTCCGGCAAGCAGGTCGAGCGCAAGGGCGCGATCATGGCCACGGACGGCACGCGCACCGCCCTCGGCTATTTCCTCGGCTGCAACCGCGTGCCGACCACCTACACGCACGACGTGCAGATCGTCGACGAGCGCGACGACATCAACGAGCGCAACGAGAAGTTCCTGGACGGACGCCTGACCTCCAGCCCGGTGCGCCTGCGCATCGACATCGGCACCGCCCGCTATGACAAGGCGGGAATGGACAAAGAGTTTGAAGACTCGACCCAGCACTGCGCGGTGATCCTCTGTCCGTGCTGCGGGACAAACGTGTCGCCCGAGGACGAGTGGCCCGGCGTGTGCCGCGTGATGATGGACGGCCACAACACCGCCGATACAGATCCGCGCCTGACGCTCGCCGGTGACTTCAAGCGCAACGGCGAGGACGGCGAGACCGCCGCCACGCACAAGCCCGGAAACAAGTACTATCTCGCGTGCCCTCACTGCGCCTATCCGCTTGAGCGCAGCTCCGTGCAGTACGTCGCCCGCCGCCCCGAAATGGCCGCGATGGGCAAGTACGGCATCGAGGTCTCGCAGATCAGCACGCCCGCCATCGGACTGACGCAGATCGTCGCCGCCTGGGCCAGCGCCGTCGCCGACCCTGACAAGATGGTCGCCTTCCGCTGCGACCGCTGGGCGCGTCCCAAGAGCAGCACGCAGGGCCTCGACACCGGCATCATGGATCGCTCGCGCAAAGACCAGGACTACGCCCTCAGCGTCGTGCCCACTGGCCTGCCGCGCTTTGCCGGCCTGGACACCGGCGACCGCCTGTGGTTCGTCGCCCGCGAGTCGGAGAGCGCCGCCTGCAAGCGTATCGCGTGGGCCGAGCAGATCAGCCCCACCACGGCCCGCGTCCGTGTGCCGCAGCTCTTCGACGCCTGCGGCCTCTCCTGTCTCTTTGTCGATATCGGCAACGAGCGCGACATGGCCCGCGACATCGTGATGCTCATCAACCGACTGTCGGACACCGCGCCGCTCAAGCCCGACGACAAGGCCCGCCGCATCGACTTCGGCAACGGCCTGGTGTGGGACGGCGAGGCCTCCGTCTGGCGCGGCCTTCGCGCGGCCTGCGTGCAGTTCTCCGGCAAGCCCGGTTCAGGCATCGTGCACGACATCTATTTCACCCAGGAGGGCCGCCCGTACCCCGTCATCAAGACCAACCGCGACGAGGTGATCCAGCGCGTGGTCGACGAGTTCCTCACCTACGACGACGGCCTTGTCGCCGTGGTCGACGGCAGGGTGCGCACCGAGCCCGTCATGCGCATGCCCTCGCTCGCTCCCGGCGCGAACGCCGCCGTGGCCGCGCTCCAGGAGCATTTCATTTCAGGCTCGCGCAAGGTCGCGGGCTCGGACGGCAAGACGCTCTCGTTCATCGACGGCGTGCCCAACCACTACCTGCTCGCCAACGCCTACAGCGCCCTCGCCGAGGCCGTCGCGGGCAGCACGCTCTACGCGTTCAACTCCGCAAAATCACAGACCGCGACGCGCCACGAGAACGGCGCAGGCTATCGCGGCAGGGGGAGCCTACCGTGACCGCAAGCCGCATGTACTACGCGCCCAAAAAGACGCGCCCCGAACTCAGCTCGCAGCGCGTCGTCAGCGTGCAGCGCTCGCGCTTCAACCCCCTGCGCGGCTTCGATCCCGCGAAGCTCGTCAGCGCCATCGAACAGTTTGACGCGGGCTATCTCGGCCCGCTGGCCCGCATCGTGGACGCCCTAGAGCAGCGCGACGACACGTGGAAAACCGCCGCACGCAAGACGAAGTCATCCGTGTCGCGCTGCCAACACCAGATCCTGATCGTAGAGGGCCACGAGGGCGAGCCCGCCGCCGAGGCTCACAAGGCCACGCTTGAAAAGTTCTGGTCTTCCGTCCGCGTGTCCGACGCGTTTAAGCGCAACCAGGAGGGCGGGCGCTCGCTCCTGGTCAAACAGATGATGGACGCGGTCGGCTCCGTCTACGCCTGCCACGAGATCGTGTGGCGTCCGCTGCCCGGCGGCGGGCTGTCCGCCACCTTCATCCGCATGCCGCTCTGGATGTTCGAGAACACGACCGGGCGCCTGCGCTACCTGCCGACTGACGGAGCGGTCTACGGCGTGGACATGCCCGAGTCCGAGTGGCTCGTGACGGTGGGCGACGGCGTGGGCATCGCCTGCGCCGTGGCCTGCATGAGCAAGCGCCTGGCGTTCGAGGACTGGCTCATGTACTCCGAGCGCTGCGGCATGCCCGGCCTGCACGCCACCACGCCCAGCAAGCGCGACAGCGACGAGTGGAAAAGCCTCGTCGCCGACGTGGGCAACTACGGGCGCGACTGGAACCTGGTCAGCAACACCGACGTGAAGCTCACGCCCGTGCAGCTCTCCACCTCCGGCACGCTGCCCTATCCCGAACTCGTGGCCTTCGCCAACAAGGCCATCGCCGCCCTGTGGCGCGGGGCCGACCTATCGACGATCAGCGGCGCGGGCGGCGACAGCACCGGCGCGAGCCTTCAGGGCGAAGAGTCCGACCTCCTTGAGCAAGACGCCTGCGAGATGATCAGCGAGACGTTGCAGGCGCAGGTCGACCGGCACGTCATCCGCATGATCCACGGCGACGAGGAGCCCCTCGCCTACATCCAGATCATGCCCGAGGCCCGCCCGAACCTGAAACAGGAAATGGAGATCGATAACCACCTGTCCGCCAAGGGCGTCAAGCTCTCCAAGAATGAGGCCCTGCGCCGCTACCAGCGCACCGAGGTCGACCCCGCCGACCCCGAGGACGCCGCGCTGACCGCCTCCGCCGCTCCGACCTCCGCCGCTCCGACCTCCGACCTCCGGCCTCCGGCCTCCGGCCTCTCCCTGGCCAACGAGGCGCTCGCCGGAAACCTCAAGGGCGCGTCCGCAGCCCTCGCCGCCAAGAAAGACACGGCCCTCGCGGCGAGCGCACGCGAGGCCATCCTGAAGGCCCTGGACGCAGACCTGCAGCCCATGCGCGAGCGCCTTGCAAAAGCCCTGCAAGCGCCCGACGACAAGCTTGAATCCGAACTTCAGGCGGTGGTCGCCGACATGCCCGCCCTGCTTGAGAAGGTCAGCGCGTCTGGCCAGCTCGACAAGGCGATTGAGGAGACGATCACCGCCACCCTGTTTAACGGCTTCGCCGCCGCAACCGCCGCCCGCAAAGGAGCCCGCCCGTGAGTAAGATCCTCTTCGCTCTCGCTAACACCGCGCCCGACGTGCAGCTCATCGCCTGCGCCAACGAGTTTCACGTGTCCGAGGACAAGCCCATCCGCATCCCGTACGGCAGCTACCCGTACGGCACCTACAAGATGAGGGACGGCAAGACAGTCTTCATCACGCAGCTCTTTGACCGCTCCGCCGCCGAAGCCTGGAACGTCGCGCTCTGCAACTCCGTCGCGAAAGGCCGTCGCGGATACCCCATTTACCACGGCCACCCCGACGCCGACGAGCCGGAGATCGCCGCCAAGTATCCCGACAAGCGGGCCAAGGGCTGGGGCAACAAGATGACCGTCGGCGACGACGCGGCAGAGCTGTTCGTCGCGTGGAACGAAGCGCCCGACAAGAGCTTCGACTTCTTCTCGCCGCTGTGGGTCGGGCCTGCCATCTCGCAGAAGGGCAGCGACGTGGTCACGCACATGGTCAAGTGCCGCTCCATCGCCCTGACCAATAACCCCAACATCATTGAATTTCGGCTGCCGAATGAATCGGTCGCCACCGAGGAACAACAGACCATGAACGAACTCCAGAAGTTCATCGCGGCGCTGCTCAAGATCGACCCGAGCAGCACCGAAGAGCAGTTCAAGGCGGCGCTCCAGAAGCTGGCAGACGATAATGCCGCTCTGAAAGCCGCAGCCGACGCCAGCAAGGCAGAGGCCACCACGGCGGAGACCGAGAAGGCCGACGTGGAAGTGAAGCTCGCCAACGAGCGCAAGGCCCGCATCGACATCCTGCTCACGCAGGCGGTCGCGGACGGCCGCGTGACGCCCGCAGGAAAGAACGCCTGGCAGGCGAATCTCGAAAAGGACTTCGACGCCTTCTCCGTCGCGCTCGCGAACGAGAAGCCCGCGATGAAGACCGAGTCGCAGACCGCAGGGCGCAGGCCCGGCGCTGCTGATCAGTCCGTGCAGGGCAAGATCATCGCCCTGGTCAACGAGGCCAAGGCCAACGGCATGTCGCACGACGCGGCCTATGCCCACGTCAAGGCGAACAACGCGGCGCTCTTCGCGCTGCCTGCGTAACGCACAACTCACAGGCCCGCCCTCGCGGCTTTGCCTGGTCACAAGGAGCACAGCACATCATGAAGAAATGCATCGCACTCGCCGGGGCCATGATCGCCCTGGCCAACATCGGTGAGGGAGCCCACAGCAACGGCTACCTCACGCGCGTCGCCGAGGGCGCGGTTGTCAAGGGCCAGATCCTGAAGAAGGGCACGACCGACCGCGAGGTTAAAGCCTGCGCCGAGCTGACCGACGTGGGCCTCTACGTCGCGCTCGACAGCGCAGCGACCGGCGAAATCGTACCCGTCGCCGCGCTTGGCAACGCCAGCGGCACCGTGCTCGTCACGGCCTCCGGCGCGATTGCCGTGGGTGACGCGATCAGCCCCACGGGCACCGCCGTCACGACCGGCCTGACCTGCGGACGCGCCCTTGTCGCGGCTGCGGACGGCGACCAGTTTGAAATGGCGCACAAGGTCTGCGCATAGTCGGAGCGGAGCCGCTTCCGGCTCCGGCTCTTCGCTCTCACCTCCACAAAAGGAAACCCTCACAATGAGCAAACGTCTCTTCACCTCCTTCGGTGCCCTCGCCCTGGCGACGGACACGGGCAGCAACGCCCCCGGCCTGATCTGCATGGCCAACGAGTCTCGCTTCAACGCGAGCTTTCTCAGCACGCCGCTGACAGCCTACACGCTGGGCTGGACGAGCGGCGAGGATCTCGAGGCCATCCTCGAGGCGCTCGCCCCCGAGTGCCCCACCCCGCGCCGCTTCAGCTACAAGAAAGCGACCAACGCCGAGCAGTTCCTGGGCGAGTCGGACGACTCCGACATCCGCGCCATCGGTGCCGAGTTCAAGCGCGTCGCCTACACCGGCAGCGAGGCCGAGGCCAAGACCTACAACAAGGGTCTGACCGTCCGCCTGGATCTCGACGAGGAGTCCGACGATCCCATGATCGAGGAGCGCCAGACGGCCATGCTGATGAAGCGTTTGCTGCGCATGGAGATCCGCCGCGCGGTCGCCCTGCTCGACGCCGCCGGAGTGAATCTCGCCTCCACCTGGGGCAGCGCCTCGCCGGTCGACGCCGACATGGAAATCATCGGCGACCTGATTCTCGCGGGCGACTCCAGCGGCGTGCGCCCGACCCGCGTGGTCTACGGCGACAACGCCTGGAGCAAGCGCATGCTCACGCTCCGCGCGGGTCTCGTCGCGGGGTGCGTCGCGAACGCCGGGTTCACGCCCGAGCAGCTCGCGTCGTTCCTCCAGGTCGATATGGTCAAGGTCTGCAAGGAGCGCGTCCAGGCCACCAAGACCACCAAGGCGAACCTGCTCGGCAGCAACGGCGTCTACATGTTCAACGCCCAGTCGGGCGCGGGCAAGGACGACCCGAGCAACATCAAGCGCTTCGTCACGCCCATGGGCGGAGGCAAGTTCAAGGTGTACCGCCAGGAGGTCACGAGCAAGCTGATCGACATCACGGTCGAGCACTACTCGAACATCGTCTGCACCTCCACGCTCGGCATCCGCAAGCGCACGGTCTCGTAGCCGTGCGGCGGGCGGCCCCGTGACTGCGGACAGCCGCCCGCCACTTTCCCCCTTTTCCCTTTCCCAGGAGAACGCACCATGTCCACGCAAACCTCAGTCTGGCGAGCGCCCACCGAAAAGGACTTGTCCTCTTCGATCAGCGCATCTGAGATCGAAGCCTACCGCACGGCCTGCGCCGACGAGGAGCAGGGCGACCCCATCGCCAACCTGCTGACGCGCGGCACCGACCACGTGCGCGGCTACCTGCGGGCAAACAGCAAGATCGTCATGGGGCCGAAGGGCACGCTTCCCGAAAGCCTGATTGCTCCCTGCATGGACTTCTGCGCCTTCGACGTGGTCAAGCGCGTGCCCCGCGCCAACACCGAGGATCGCCGCACGGCCCGCCGCGACGCGGTATCCCTATTCGGGCGCGTGCAGACCGGCGCGTTCGACGTGGAGTCGTACGGAGCCGAAGAGCCCCAGGGCTCAGCCGTCAGTTCGGAACTCGCATCCTCCTCCCGCCGCCGCGTTACCTCGCTCACCATGGACGGACTCTAACAGCCTCCCCCCCTAACAGTCTAACAGCCTAACAGCCTAACCTCCCATGCCCATCGACCCCACAGACGATATCTACAACGCCAACCTCGCGGACGCCTCCGTCAGCGCCGTGCAGCTCGCCGTCTTT